AAATAGAGTGTTACAACGACGCTGGATCGTCCGTTCCGTCCGGTGTGTTGATTTTCAAAACGGCACTGGGGGCTGGTTCAGGGGCTGCGGCAGCCGAGCGCATGCGTATCACTAGCGCTGGTAATGTGGGGATTGGGACGACGAGCCCTGGGATCTCAGCACCATCTGGTGTGGCGTTAACACTCGAGAGTTCTGGAGTAAATGCATTTGAAATGTCATGTATTAGTAACGGGCTGAGTTCTGGTAGTGAGTTTGTTTCGCACATGTTCTATGCCGGTTCGGCTAAAAATTTAGTTGCTAAAATAGGGGTGAATATTTTCGGATCGAGTGAGAACTCGGGGATTATTGCGCTTCATACCGCGTCGTCAGGCACCCTGGCGGAACGCATGCGTATCGATAGCGCGGGTAATGTGGGGATTGGGAAAACAAACCCAGCGGCCTCTCTCGACATCGGAGGTACCGGGACAGTTCGTATAGCTGGCGCAACCGCGAGCACAGGAACCAATTTGATCATAGACGTAAATGGGGATATTCGACCTGAGACATCAAGCTCTAGATTTAAAACAGATATAGCTACAACCAACATTGATACATCGCGTGTGATGTTGCTAAAATTAAAAAAATTCAACTATCTCACACCGCAAATAATGCGAACACAGTCAACAGTGGATGAGAACGGGGTTGTTGTCAGTACAGAAGAAGTAAAGGTCGCAACAGAATCAACGATTTCGATACCTATAGGTGTTATAGCGGAGGAAGTTTATGACGTATTTCCCGAACTTGTTAACCTAGACAGTAATGGAGCCCCTTACTCAATCAATCATTCTATTTTAATTTATTCAATCTTGGCTGAAATCAAGAAGATGAAAAAGAAAGTAGAGGAGCACCAAAGAAAGCTTGATCTCTTGAAGTGAAGGCTAGGTGTAGTAAAGACTAGGTTAAATGAGAAAGGATCACGAGATAGAAGACTAATGGCTATATGGGCGCCCTATTCGAGAATTTTTCAGATTAAATAAAATTCAGGAGAAAAACATGTCTAATCCCAAAGTTGTAGAAAAAGTAGAAGAATTCAAGCCTGTGGATATGAAAGTGTCTGATGACGGCAATCTGGATATTACGTGTGCTGGCGAAAAGATAACGATTCCGGTGGAGAAAATGACCGACGTTTTGAGCTATTTGAACAAATCGTATCCCCTGCAAGTTGAGGCCTTGAATTTCAAGGCTTTTAATACCGAATTTGAAAAGTTGTGCATTCGTTATTCTATGCCGAAGACCGTTTTCTTTACGGTCGTTAGTAATGGGCGTGTGGTTGGTGAAGGCGAAAAGGGGTTGCTGGCCAACTTGACCGAGGTAATCAATAACGCGGATACGGTTAAAAATGGGGAACCCAGAAAAGTAAACGACTTATGATTATGAGAATAAAGTGCGTGATTCTAGGCCAAAAACAGTGGATTTCGCAAAATAGCGACCGTTCCATATGCGACGTAAAATTAGGAGGAATTGCCATTATGTTCCTTAGGGAGTTTTATTGATGAAATTTGACCCATGGGATCTTGGAGATCCTGATTGGATTGATTAATGGCAAGATCAATAACGTATAATGTAACAACGATAGAAAAAAATGGAACTTTTGTTCTATCAAAAGATGCATCCTATATTGCACAAGAATATGACTTCTCTTCCTATAAGCTTGTGAAATTATCGCCGTCAAATTCTTGGAATGATGTTGATATGAATGTATTTGGCGATGGGACTATTAATGTTACGACAGTATCGGCCATAAGGGTTATTTATATACAATGTTCTGAGCCATTGGCCATAAGGATAAACTACCAGAATGAGATCGTTGTAACTGATAAATTTGTGTTTTATGGCATAGTGGAGTTTTTAGAGATAAAAAATTACTCTGACTATGATAATACGGTATTGGTAGAGTTTAGTGGTTCATATGAAGAAAACTCTGAATTGTATAAATTCCAGGTATACAATTCAATGTCTGGGGCATCATTTATCAATACAGGGGCAGCTGCTTTGTCATATGTTAATCTCCCTAAGCCAAAATCGGGGCTAGATTTTACGTTTAACATAACAGATGCCGATGGGATGAGACTTATAGCGCCGTATGACGTGTTTATAACAAATGGCACCACTACAACTGACGAAGGCGGATATATTGAATCCACGGAGATATTGGCGGTGTCTGAGATAACATTTCAGTCAAAATCAAGTTGGTTTACAAGCAATACAGGAACATGGGAATTTTCAGGATCAGGAGATACAGGATTGATACAGTTAATATCAAGAACAACGGTAAATTTGCAAACACTTACAGGCCAGGTACTTTATACTGTTCCAGCATCGAAAATATTGATCGTGACTGATATCGTTGTGCGTGGGTTTACTGCGAACATAGACCAGTCGTTCACGATTGGTTTTAATTCGGCTACGTTTAATGACGTATTTGCCAGCTTTGGAACATTTCCATCAGGTTTTGGTGTAGGGGATTGTTTCTTGCTGGCTCTGTCTCCATTTGTAGCTGGAAGCGGGGGACAGACAGGGTATTTGAAGAATGGGCCACATGCGGAGGGCATCGCCGCCGACGTTCTCACCTTTCTCATGGGAGGGGCAAACACGCTGACAGCCACAGCGGTTATCGATGTCTTGGGTTATTTGGTAGACGCATAATGCAGATTCTATTTCAGATAAATAAAGTTATTTCAAATGAAAATTCGGAAGTTATTTCCGAGTCTAATGTAGAGGCAGAGTCCGCATTTTATGAGGGGAAAAGAACTTTTAAAGTTATCTATGATGGGGGAGACTTTGAGAGTATTTTCTCTAAACAAAAATACTCCCAAATGGGGATAGGCAACATATCTGCAATACAATTACAATCCAGCCAAGATCTTTATATAAAAACGATGTCTAGTGATGAAGTTGGCCTTTTATGTAAGTATATGCTATTTACTGGAAGTGTTGATAATATATGGGCAAAAAACGATAGCGGCACAGATGCCGAAATAACCATAACGGTTTGGGGTGAATAATGAGTATTACAGGGTTTTCAGGTCAGAAATTTGATATTGTAGAATACATTGAGACCTCCACCGGGGAGATAACCCAGCAGCACAAAACGCCTGATGCTATTAATGATTTGACAATAGCAGAGGACGACCTTGTTTATTCTGTATCTGGGACAGTTGGGACAACTGCTTTTGATTTTGATTTTACTGATATAAACAATCAGTCTGGAACCGGATATAGCACAACGGTCGTTCGTAATAATGACGGAGATCTAAGTGGGTTGAAGTCATTTGTATTATACAATACAAGTTCCGCAAATGACCTAATTCTAGGGGCGGCTAGCGCAAACAATGCATTTTACTGGAATGATGTTGATAATGGGATAGTTATCCCACCAGGCGCTTCTTATATGTTTTCGTTTACAACTCCACTTTCTATAGATTCTACCCATAGACTTATAAACATCGATGCGTCTGCATCATCTACCTCATTTTTGATGTACATATTGGGCGAGTAATGAAGGTACAAGAATGTATAGACCAAATAAGGTTTGATACCTCAACTCTAGACGATCTTTCTGGAAAGTCTATAAACACACTATTTAATAACAATAACATAGTTTTGAAGCTACGGTATGCGCTTGATAAATACGCAAAAGAGACAAGGGCAATAGAGGGTATTTACACTTTTAGGCTGCCAACCTCTACTATGGAAATAGATGCGCCAGAAGATGCGCTTCGTTCTATGTGCTATAGGTATTGCGAGGTTTATATCCAAGGCATTAAGTACATGGTAGATATTACTGAATTAAATCAAAGCGAAAACAACTTTGTTTATCAGTGGAAGGGGATCCCCAGATGGTTAGTCCCATGGCAAAACAAGCTAAGGGTTTACCCTACATCTGTAACGGCCGGGTATTCTACATATCTATCAAAACAAATAAATAAAACAGAAACCGAAATAGAAGTTCATGATGCTAGCGGTTTCTTGCTTAATAATGGGTACTTTCAAATTGGTGGAGAAAAGATACAATATATTTACCGTGACGCGACAAAGCTTTATGGGTGTACACGCGGTGTGCAAAATACAGTGGCGGCAAGCCATTTAAAAGATTCCGATGTTTTAGAAACAAATCTATGGATTTTCTATTTTAAACGGCATTTTAACATCCCCGTAACCAATAACGTTATCCCAAATGAAATATTGGACAGAGAGATGGAAGTCCCTGATGAGCACATGGAAGCTATTACGGCATATACAGCCGGATCTTTGCTGGCAAAGGTGGATCCAACCCGTATGGGTGTCTATGAGAAGAGATTTATAGAGCAACTAGAAAAAATAAAGGCCGAGGTATTCCGTGGGCGTAAAATGACCAACAATGGAGGGGCTATACGTGCCCCATTTTGGGCAGAGACTCAAAACTCTGGGATTTACTTCGTTTAATGAAAAAAGAGATTGCCCAAATATATTTCAAAGGGCTTCGTACAGATGTTGGCCCAAAATTTATGGGGCAAGACTATTTTTTTGTATCTGAAAATGTCAATTTTGACAATATAATTGGCGCAGATAAGATACTTCTCCCAAGTCTTGAGTTTGAACAAGAATCTACTTCAAATATAGATGGGATATTTGAGTTCCAGTATGTTGATGAAAATGGATTTGCTCAAATAGAGAATATTGTGGCATTTGGAGGTACGGTATACAAAGGATGGCCATCCTCATTGACGGCCATATATTCTGGGATGACAGTTGGGAAGCTGTCATTTTGCATTATGAATAATAAATTATTCTTCTCGAATGGGATAAACAACGTAGCTTATTATAATGGTGTTACATCCGCAGAAATGGGGGCGCCAGCTGCACGTATATTTTCTCCGGGGGTACTTACTGGGAATTATAAATATGCAATGACCTATGAGACGTCCGGTGGGGAAGAAATAATAGGGTCTTACTCGCAACCAATAACACTTTTGAATGATAGGACATTATTAAATTTGCCCATAGGGTACGCAAGCACTACCTCTAGGAAATTGTATCGTACAATGGCCAACGGATCGACGTATTTTCTTGTCGCAACTATAGGGGACAATACGACACTTACTTATATCGATAATATTGCAGATGGGAGCCTAACTACTCCACTCCCACAAATAAATAACTTTTTGCCAAAAGTGAAGTTTATACAGACAAATCATGAAAGACTTATTGGGGTTGTTGATCGAGTTTATCCTAATTATGCTTGGGTGACTGAGCCAGAAATAGAAGTTTTTGATGGCGCAAACTTCTTAAACATCACAAATATCAATAATGATGGAACCCCATTGGTGGGTATGGCGCAAGATTATTCAAAGGTGATTATAGGATCACAGAAGACAATCTATGTACTAGATGCGTCCACAGAGATCCCCACGGTATCCGCTACTCGATCAAACGTTGGGGTAAAAGATGGATACTCTATGGTAAGTGTTCCAGCTCATGGGGATTTTTTTGGTGGAGTTGTTTTCTTGAGCTCTATAAATGATATCAGGATATTCAATGGTAACTTCAACCAGCCGGTGGCTACTTCGTTAGATAACCTAAAGGCAGACAATATAAGCCAGCCAATAAAGCCGACATTGGAAAACTACAGCATTCCAAACGCAAATATCTATGCTTGCTTTTTTGATTATAAGTACCACCTAATTTGTGGGGATGCTGTACTTATTTTTGATATCCGTGTGCAAGGTTGGTCGGTTTATAATATTCGGACAGAAAATTATTCCCCTTTATATAATTTCATGAGTGTTATAAACCAAAGGCTATATGCGGGCCTTTTGGGGGATACTAGGGTGGAGCTTTTTTATTCAGATATTACATATAGAGAGGAAGACGTTCCCTCTGTGATCGCATCTGGGCAATTACTTACAAGCGATATTGTGAAGTACATAGAGCTTTTTGAGTTCTTTTTCACAAATAGCAACGATGCTCAATTAGAGGTTTCTATTACTTTAGATGGTAATTCTAGGCAAAGAATGGTTTTCCCAATTACACTATCCGCTGGGGTTTATGATGAAGATATATATTCTGGGCAGGTGTATGATGTAGTAGAAAATTCAGAGGACTATAGGGTAGTCCACTTGAACCTTTGGGCAAGATGGATACAGTACGAAATACGAGTTATAAAAGGGAATATATCATTCAGGGGGATGTCTATAAAATGGCAAGAAGTGAAAAACAAGGAGTAGAGGATCTTCTTTCTCTATATGAGGAAGGTATTCTAAGTTCTCAAAAAGAAGCGCACCATTCATATATAGAGCATCTTTTAAAGATGTATGAATGCCTAAAAATATATGAAAACGGTGAGCTTTGTGGCTCTATATTCTATTTCTACCCAGACGAAACAACTGTAATTATCGTTGAGGCTTTCCTTTTATCAGAAAATAAAATGCTTTATTTATCTAAGGTAATCGGAATAGTTCGGAATAGAAAAAAAATCATTTTTAAGGTAAAAAATACCAATAAGAGAATGATTAGATTCTGTACTAAAATAAAATGTTCCATGCAATATCCCGGCGATGGTTGGTGCTACTGCATTATAGAAAGATAAAATATGGATCCAGCAACAATGTTAGCGATTGCAAATGTGGCCAAAGACCTTTTCTCAAAAAAGGACGGATCATCTCCTGGAGATTCAACCAAAAACGTATTTGGTTCTATGGTAGACGCAAAAGATCCTATGACATTTATAGGTGGAGCTGGGGCGTCTGCGTTAAAAGCTTATGATATGTTTAAAAATCCCAATAAAGCTATTGGCGGACTTATTGGCGATGAAAAAATGGGTAACAATCTTTATGATCTTTATATGGGAAGACGGAAAAAAGAGGTATAAACTATGGGGTCTGATCCATCCGTAATGGAGTCTAGTGAAAATAGAAAATCGCAAGAAAAAATGTTTGATACGCAGCTTGCGTACCAAAAAGCATTAGACACACTTGGAAGACAAAAGGGCGAAGAGCTCATGGCCTCTGGTGAAAAGCAGTTAATGGAGGGCACCGAAAGCGCTCCAGATGAACTTCAACAAATAATGAGCGATTATGCAGCGGAGAACCTCCTTGGGCAACAAGAAGGGCGTAGAGCTTTTGATTTAAACCTAGAAAATTCAGGCGTTCGCGGTGGGCAAGCCGCTACACTAAAGAATAGAGCTTCCGGAGATGTAAACAGAGGGCTTTCTTCTGATATAAACAAACTTGCATACGATGATGCTGTTGCGAGAAGGTCAGAGCGAAATAAATACGCTTCGGACAAGGCAGCTATGGGAGCGGCTGGGTATGCCCGCTAAACCAAGGTATAAAGAATATAACGAAATAGATTTTGGTGAAGTGGATCCATTAACCATGGACCAGTTCGTCCAGTCTGTTATGCAGTTAAATGAGAATAGAAATATCCCTCTAAAAGATGTTATGAGTTCAGAATCTCCAATATCTTTGCAACAAACCCCTCAAGTAGGTAATGAGTCTGACATTCTATCAAAGATAAAGTCGCTAGAAACAGATTTTACAAGAAAACCAACCCCTAGACGCCCAACAAGTATAATGGACGTTGTAAATTCTCTTTCTCAAGTTGTTGGAGGTGGGAAAACGACGGATAGCGGTGGGAAAGACTTTTTAGGTGGCATAATGGATACTCTTGATAAGATAGGAGGGTATGCATCAAGCGGCCAAGGGACTTCTTTGCTTGGGGCCATAACTGGTAACCGTGGGATGATAGATTCTGGTCTCAAGAAGCTTTCAGATGAATCTCAATACTCTCAACTCAACGATGAAGATTCTATGAACTCTGCGAAAAATGCATTAGATTATTACAAGACGCTGGCGAGTATTACTGGGGAGGGAGATAAAGGCCAGTATCTTGTTCCTAGAACATATGTAGATGAAGCCACCGGGGACTATAATCTTGGGTTTGTTAACACAAGATCCCCTAACCCAGAAGAGGCCTTTATAAGAACTAAGATAAAAGTTAGGCCAGAAGATGTGTATATCGGGGAAAATAATTATACTGGGGAAACCTACTCCTTTGGTAAAGGGACAGGTAAAACTACAACTATAACGCCTCAAGAAGGGGCTTTCACGCCAAATGAAAGAAAAGACCTTACTGATAGAACAAACTCATTAATTTCAAGTCAAGCTAAAACTTTAGAGATTTTAGGGTCAATAAATAATGCTCGTGGGCTTGTTGGTGCTGACCACGGGCTTGTGAGTCTTGAGAATATGCTTTCTACGGCGGCTGGAGACCCTGGGAATAAATCCGTAGCGGACAGAGAAGGTGTTGTTGGCCCTAATGCTATTATGAAAAAAGTAAGAAACTATTTCTCTATGAAAGTAAAAGGGGTATTACCACCAGAGGGGCAAGAATACGTGAATGATTTGCTTCAAAAATATGAGCAGTCGGCAATAAAGAATATTGATGCCCAGGTTGAGATTAATAAACAAGCATTCTTAAGTTTATACCCGAATGCTGATAAAGCGGCTGTAGATAAACACTTTAAGGATATAGTCGCATCCCAAATTTCAGATATAACCGAAAGGAATAGAAAAGCTATAGCCAAGGCAAAGGGCAACCCTCCAGCAAAAACCCCTCCAACTACAAGTAAACCTGATAATAAAAAATCGGGGGTGTCTAAGCAATCGAATGAATTTACTTCAAATAAAGGGAAGACTTATACATTGAAAGACCCTAGGACTAAATAATGGCTATTGATAAAGGGATTTTATTTGAAAACATTCAAGCCATGGCCTCCCAAGGGGCTGAGCCCGAAGAGATTAGAGGGTATATATCCTCTATTGGAGAAAATCCAGATGATTACATTTCATCTCCTAAGAAGAATGAAAAAACTGGGTTTATACAAGGGCTTTCTGAAATTTTTTCAACGAAGAAAACAGGGACCCCAAAAAATGCTACAAAATCAAAAAGGGACGCCGCATTACTTAAAGGCCTAGGTGGAGTTTCTCCAACTATTGAAGGCGCATATAACAACCCCAAAGGGGCCTTGTCTGCCATTGTTGAGACGGCCCCAATGTTGGCCACTGGCGGACAATCAATTCCAGCGCAAATGGCGGTTCAAGGCACCGCTACAGGATTAAGCGGAATCGCTAGAGAGTTACTAGGAGGGAATAGCTTAAACGGGGCATTGACAGAGGGTGGAGACGAAGGCGTTTTGTCTAGCTTAATTACTGGGGGGCTTGGAGTAGGGGGAAAGATTTTAAAGCCTATTGTAAAAGGCGCAGGCAGAGGGCTTGCCGGAATAAGCCCTATTCCAGAGGGGAAAATATACGAAGCCGTAGCTAGGCCTAAAGATATCTTTCAAAAGGGATGGACGAGGGCAGGCTCAAAGATTGATGAACTTGCGGACATTCTTTCTTCTAAGGTAAAAAATATAAAAAATGCTGCTGAAAAAGAAATATCTGATATAGCCGCCTCAAATATTGCATCGAAGGAGAAAAACAAACTTATTGCGGAGCAAGTTAAAAAATCTAATAGTGATCTAGCAAATCAATCTGGGATAGCTGCGAACAATGTTATGAAAGACATTGAATCCAAAGCGGGATCTGTTGTTGGAGATGCAAGGAAAGCATTAAAAGAAGGCGCCAAAGAAAGCACATTATATGGCGATGATATGGCAAAAGAAGTAGATTCTATATTGAAAGAGGGGACAATAGTAGACCCGTCTGGAGAGACTTCGTATATGTCGCCATCTGAGATTTCTTTTTTAAAGGATATCAAGAAAGAGTTGCTGGGGAATATAGAGAGAGGACAAGCAAAGTCTTCTGTATTAGACCCTATATTTGGGCCAATGATTACAACAAAAGAAACAATGTCCAGAGCGCCAATATCTCCTGCTCGGATATCAACAATCATAGGTAAAATAGATAATTTTGTTACTTATGGACCAAAATATTCATCCGACGTTGTTACAAGTGAGGGTGAATTTCTTTTAAAGAAAGCAAGAAATGTACTTAATGAAAAATTACGCGCGTTGTCTCCTGAAATTGCACAGGCAAATGACAATTCTTTTTTAGTTAAAGAAATTAAATCATCTTTACAAAGCAGAACTGATAAAAGCATATCTGGGCTTATAAAGGACTACCACAATGGGAATATATTCCCACGTCAAAAAGAGGCATTAGAGAAACTTCAGGAAATTTCTGGGGTTAATTTTTTAGAGCAATCTATACCAAAGCAAGCAGATTTTTTGATACAAAAACAGATACCAGATGCAATAAAATCACAAAAAGACCTGCTATCTTCATTGTCTAGCCTTTCAACGCAAAGAGGCGCAAGAGGTATGATGCAAAACTTCTCTAAAATGACACCAGAAGAGGCATCCGGTATAAAATCTCTTCTTGGAGAAGAAGGCGATGCTTTACTGTCAAAAATAAAGGATCTTGATATTGCAAAAGATTTTATAAGGAAGCGGCCTTCGTTGTACGGAGCCGTAGGCTCTGCTGCGCCTGTGATTGCACTAGGTAACGCATCAAAGCCTTTGGCGATAGCCGCCACTTTAGGCGCTGTCGGGGCTACATCCCCACGCGTAAACTCATATATTGTGAGATCATTACCATATACTAAGGCCGGTGTTAATTTGATATCAAAAGGATCTAAAATGGCGGCCCCTATTGCATCCCGGAAAGCAGATGGTAGTATGTCATCAAATATTTATGAAGAATACCAAAAAAGTAGAAGGGAAAGATAATGGCCGCCCCATCGATAAATGATTTACGGAAATACATAGGGGTAATACTTGGGTCTGCTCCATGGAATTATAACCTTTCCCAGATAGTTGCGTTTTTGACAACAAACTATGATTTGGCGGGTAACAACATAACCGCGACTCAATTTTTTGGGGACATCTCGAATTGCACGGGCTTCCCAAATCTTAATGTGGATGTTGTTGCTGGAGAGGGTATTGTTGCTGGGGACGCTGTACGAATCGATTCCGGAGCGGCGTTTCTGTGTACGACATCATCCGCAGGTATTACCAATTTTATTGGTATCGCCACAAACAATGCATCTACTGGTCAAACGGTTTCTATTTCTAGGTATGCATATAGCGAATACATAAGCCTTGTTACAGATGATACTTATTACATAAGTACAGATGGCGCCATAACAAACACAAAGCCGGGGACATACGCCAAACCAATAGGGTTTGCTATATCAGATACGGAATTGATACTTTCTCCAAATTCAGAAGCAAACACGACATTCTCAGAAGTAAATGTAACTGGGGGCGCATCTATAGGCGGTAATTTATCTGTAAACACCGACAAATTCACAGTAGATGGGGCAACAGGCAACACAGATATAGCCGGTGATTTTGATGTTGCTGGGGTAATAGGTTCCCCGGCACAGCCGTATCTACTATTAACCGATGGTAGCACTGCAAGTAATGGAAATATTACAAATTTCGTAACTACGACAAATGTGGGGGGGTTTACTGTAGAATCCGGGAAGGTGACTCCACCAGCTCCAGGAACCTATTTAATAACCCTAAGCGGAATTCTTTCTGTTGATGCCGCAGGGGTAATTAATCAAGTGTCTGTTAGCACGTATGATTCTGGTGATTCTTTGATTATTACAACTCCAATCATAAGCGCACAAACAAGAGGAGACGATTACGCAATGGGCGGTGCTGGGGCCGTAACTCTGCAATTTTCAGAGGGGGATTACTTTTATGCAACCTATGTTGAAACATCAGGTGGAGCAAGCGCCGGCAGTGTGGTAGTTTCTGCGTTCAGGCTGGGTTAAACATAAATGAAACTCACGAAAAACTTCGATTCAGACGAATTTCTTCCTCCTTACATTGCAAGTAAATTAACGAATTTAGAGATATTGGAACTCATTTATCCAACTGTTTACAAGGGTATGCAATGCCTACGCGACATATATAACAAAGAACTCGTTGGCACAGAGCGTAACGGTAAAATTGTAAAGCGGGTAATAATCCAGATAAACACATGGAAAAATGGTGGCGATTTTTGTTTTCGTGGGTTACGCCCTGATAACTGCAAGGTTGGGGCGAAGAATAGCTACCACAAAGGCGGCCCAGGTAGAACAAAAAACATTTGCAAAGCGGTTGATTTTGACGTAATAATTGAATACGAAGACGGAATGAGAGAAATCATTTATAGCCTAGAGGTTCAGCGTTTTATAAAGCGCCCTAGTGTATGGGGAGAACTTAGAAAATTCTTTACGGCGATGGAAAACGGAACGATCGGATGGACACATCTCGATTGCAGACCGGCACCTCTGGAGTCCTATATCGAGGGGCCTATTATGATTGCGATCCCTAAATAATGGATATCGTTGGGATATTAAACTCAATAAGAGACCCGGCTATCTTCGCGGCTGTAGCGTCTTTGGTCATCTATATTATCCGAAACTACCTAACAAAAGAGGCGGCACACACATACCGTAAGGCGCTCGAGAGCACGCTAGAGAGCATAAAGGAGCACACGTCTGAGATTGAGAGGCGGCAGCTTTCATTAGATGCTGAACGAAGGATATCAAAACTTGAAAATGATGTTCAGTCGATAAAGTCTGAGTATGTATCGAAGGAAAAGTTATCCGATGTTCTAAAACCAATACATGACAGTTTATCGAGTATAAAGGAGATGTTGGAAAAATATGTTACAGGAGGGGATAACAGAAGAGGAAATTGAGCTTTTTCATTCGATGCACGAGATGATTTTTCATGTATTTCAAGTTAATGAGGAAATTGACAAAAAAATAGACAGTCTACATAGGAAAGTTGGCCAGCTTGAGGCTATTACGGTTAGTCAAAAAGTGCAAACAGAGAGAACAATATCGGAAGTTAGCCGTGTTTTGAAAACTATAGAGGAAATAAGGAGTTTTTTGTAATGGATATTTTAAACAAACTTCTAGAACCAGAAATGTTGGAGATTATCGTCACGGTAGTGATCGGTTTTCTATACATCACGGGGCGCATCACCCGTGGGCAATTCGTAGCGGAGCAGATGAAGTATAAGGGGCTTATTAAGCCAGAATCGGCCAAAGGTGTTGCTGTGGATGATGTTACCAAGCCGGTGACGGTTATCTTTGATATTCTGAATGCGGTTCCAGTGGTGAACACAAAACTACCGCTCATCAACATGTCAGTGCCAGACATCGCAAAAGGGATCATTCAAGCGCCGGTGGGGCTATTGTCTGATATTTTGCACAATATCCCATTCCTGGGGACTAATATTAAAAAATGAACGACGACTGGACAGACCAGGAAGACTGGGTGGATTAGAATGACATGGATGAAGCAAACATTTTTTGGATTTGCATTTTGCTTTCTGTATGCGTCGGTATCGTTTGCCTCTATCCCTGACACGTATATCTAAGTATAAAAAGGGCTTCTTGGCCTGTTTTCTACCCAACTGCGCATTTTGTACCACTGCGTGGATCGACACTCCTTTGAATCCATTATCGGGGTAAAAGCCCAATCTACACCAAAAAAAATGAAATCTCTAACATCCTTCTGGGCAGTATCGGGCGCGTTTGTTTCGTGCCTGTATGTTATGTTTTCGTTATCCATTAAAGTCCTTCTTTTCTCTATAATTTTCACAAACTATCCCTATGATAAACACACCCCATACCCCCTTCATTCGGGTATGGGTGTAATCCTAACACATCACCTTCACTATGATTTTCTAGTAAGTAATCTACAATTTTCTTATGGAAAGTTATGCCTTCCGGGGATAGCATCTCGACTAGCTTCTCTTCTACGTAGTCGCGATGAACAACATTTGCGTTTGAATCCTTCAAGACAATTAAAAGACCTATTACCTGCTGTCGCATTGTAAGAATCACTGTAAAACCTCCCTCACATTATCCTCCCCGCCATCTACTACTTTTTGGTACGTTCCAACCGGGGCCTGCCAAAACGCACCATTCCCATCTGTTAATTCGGCTAATTTCCCAGTATTTACAATTCCTTTTCTATAAACCCATCTTACAAAGAAACCATTCTTACGCGATTTTGTGTCATGTGCAAATGGGCTTGTTACATTATCTCCAAACTTCATATTTTTAACTCCTGTATGCGCATTGCTGCGCCTTTGAGGGTTATTTTTTGTACTGCGTTCATTTCAATCACCACTTAAACCTTTCCGAATCTAAATAAATCTGACAATGGCGCCTATTTATTAGCCCAGGTGGATTTTGCGGGTAAATTTCGCTAGGGGCTATACGAATGAACATCCGCCAACAGTGTTCACGGCTTATCGTCCCGCGATGCTCATCTTCCTGTGTGAACTCTGTAAACCGTCCCGGGTTAATCTTTCGGCCATCTCTGAATTCAGTAAATGGTGGTCCAGATACAAGGAGATACATTTTTTGAGATGTGTCTACTCTATAAAAATCCTGCTTACCGTCCGCCGATCTTGGTACCAAATCAACGTGCCACCCAGGGATACATGGGTATTGGCCTGGCATCAACATGTGGACCTTAATATCAACCGTCCAATGTTTCTTTGGTAGAGTCGAAATAAAATCCATAACGAATTTCCCGACATCTTTATTCCATCTCAAAACATCCAGGGGCGTGGCTTTTATCAGTCCACAATCAAGCTTTTTTATAAAAGATTGCTCGAAAATATGATTCATAAACTACTCTCCCCGCCGTCAATATATGTCGCGGCGGTGAGCGAAACACATCTATGCGGCATTGTGTCTTTTCTTATTTTTTTCACTATAGATAGCTCAACCTCCCATACGGGAATTACCAAACCATTAGCATCCACAAGACGCCCAATCCGTACCCCATTATAGGTTAATACACGGACATGTTCTTTTTTTAGTGTTTGGATAGGTTGACATGGTGTGTGGCGGGTGTTCCATTTTTCTATGTGTTCATCTTTATTTTTTGTCATAGGCCCTATCGCATCGCACCCATTACAATGAATACTGCTAAAGTACCCTATCTTTTTGGCCAAATCATTACACCCACAAAATGGGCACGGTTTAATTTCCTGTTTCATCTCTCCACCTTCCAATACCGCTGCCCGCATTTCGGGCGATTTTTTTTCTTTACTCATAAAGCCCCCTCAACTTTCTTTAAACACCCGATAGGGTCATCCGTCATGGTCTTTACAGAGAACCGAATGATCCTCCACCCAAGAGTTGCGGCTGTGTTTAGTTTTAGCCGGTCCCCGTCGGAATTGTGACGTCCACCGCCAGCCATCCATTGGCCGCCGTCAATTTCAACCGCAAGTTTTGAATCAGGCCAAGCAAAATCAAAACGCCAGTCTTGCAAACCTGCTTTTTTTAGTCTTCCGCGTATCCCTGGTCCGTCGCCAACAATTGCGGCGCAAAATCTGTATTCCCGAAACATTCCCTTTTTAAGGGAGGGCTTTAGGATATGGATATACTGCATAAAATCATCGGCTTTATCTATTTTCATAACGCCCCCGTGTAGACGATTATCGCTTTTTTTATACGGTTTGGTATTTCTCTAATTGCGGCTGTTACGTCGACGAACCGAGTACCAGTTGAATGCTCTATCTCGTCCAGAATGCCCATTTCTCCAACAGTATAATCCCAACCGCTGCTTTCCATCATATAGTCAACACCTACCGATTTTATTTTGTGCGCGTTCCTTCGATATCCCGAGAGAGTCTCCTCTCCATCGGCCATAAAAGCCACGTCCAAATGCGGGTTCTCTGATTTTAGCTTCACCAATTCTGAAAATAGTTCATTTTGTGTGCTCATTTTTCCACCTCCAGCTTTATGTATAAATCATCTAATAGCGGACGCACTGCCTGCATAAATTTTTTCTGTAGGTGTGGCTCCATCATGAACGAATGCATCTGTAGTTCGAGTTCCAAGGGGTGTATTTTTTCATTCAGTATATGCTCCGCTCGTTTCACTAAAGTTTCTCGTACATCTTCACCTTTAATCGAAGAACCATACCCAAAATCCATAGTGATGTGTGCTGTTGTTCTGGGTATAGTGACCCCCATACTCACAACTCCGAATGTAGGAAAACTTTCGTATTTAAAGGTTGCCTTGTAGACTGTTTGTGTATTCAAAACTCCCTCCTCACAACATCACGCACACCAAAACCCAACGATATATGCCAAAAGGCAACCTGGCAAAGGATACCCGGAACGGGCAACATGCATGGCGCCTACAAACAATATGCCTGCTATAACACTCAAAATTATGATCTTTTTACTAATGAAATCCTTTTTAAAAAAACCACGAACGCGATAAACTGGCGTTATCTGAGGTTCCCATGAAATAATAAAAACAACGTATGGATCTACGAGAAAGTCACGTATTGTTTTTTTATTTACGTAGTATCCCTGATCTTTAAAATAGGCGAGTGAATTCTTTATCAGGGACGGTGAGTAGTCTGATAGGTCCAGGACAATACTCGTTTTTCCTTCTGAGCTAGCCAGTTCTATCTTTTCGTGAATATAATTTTTAATTGTCCGTACATACTTTTCCGATTCGGAATAAGCTGCATTTGCATTTAATGACTTTTGTGTGTTCATGACTAAAAATCAACCTTTCTCATGTAATGGGAATTGACACTTCCCCTATGGTGCGTGGAATTGCAGTAGATACGGGCATTTTTAGAATACCTGTACTGATGCGATTTAAGAACTTTATTTGCCTCATCGCGACTAAAAAATGGACCTGTTACCATGAAACCAATATTCTCAACTCCATCATCGCTCACGGCGAGATTCTGTCGCGGGTCAATAATCAGCCAATAGGGGGCGCTTGTGCATTCGTTTTTCTCTGATATCTCAATTTCAATTTTCATACCTCAAACCTTTCTTTCTCAATCCAACCAATCATTTTGTCTCTTATCGGTGAGCAACACCCCGTGGAATCCATGTCACATATCCCGCGACACGTTGGAATAAAAACCTGATCCCAACCCCACCACGACACTGTCATCACCCCAAATGCATAAAAAGCTATGAACTCAGTACAGTCCCTGGGGGCCGTCTCCGGCAGGTTTAGTTTGATTTCATTCATTTTGGCTCCGGGTAAACTTTCCTCAAATTTGGCTGCTTCTCTCTTGTAAAGTGACGATTAAACTCTGCGACACTAGAGAATGTAAATTTTTTCCCGTTATCGTTAAAAACAATTTTAGAGACATCATCTGTATCAAAATCAACAGTAACCAAATACGAAAAACTGAACGGGCATTTAACTATTTTCACAACATTTGGGCCTGCTTTAAATTCCGATACCATGGCCACCCCCGGAAATGGGGTGTGTGAATCAAGTATTTTTTTAATGGCTATTATTTTGTTCATAACAAAACCTCAACTTCATCATCATTAGAAACAGAAGGCCGTCCACGTTCTGATTTAGTAACTATTACACGAAGTTCTGATTTAGTAACTCTTACATGAATTCTTCCTGTTTTTTTAATTTGATGTTCACAATTCCCGTTAGAATCTGGCTCTATATCGGCATAGACTTGATAAGTTCCTACACCAGGTTCTCTACGCCTGCAATTCTGGCAGCATTTTGCATTTTCTTCTCCCTGACATCTCGAGATATCGCTCGGCAATATGCTCATAAATCACCCCTCCCATACTTACACCGAGTGCAAAGCGTACCAGGCCCATCTTTCGGTCTATCTAAATCAACATACTCTGCCAATACCTTTGGATGGTTCCTGCAATAAATGGCATTTTTCAAAAGACACCGTCCTGAAAATTTACCGGACAATATGGCCACTCCTTTTGATGATAATGAGTAATATTCATCAGCCTTACCGCTCGTCCTGTGTGGTCTTTTTATTTTTTCCTTATCCTTCTCATTAATCACGATAAAGATCCTCCTATTTTTGAAATGTTATTTCCGCCAAGTAATTTTTTAAAATCTATCCCAGAGGCGGCATTGCCTGGCATTATTGCCCAAGATCCCCCAATTCTTACCCAGTTCCGATCATCTCCGCTTATTTTAAGCTTTCCGGTTATCTGCATTTTAACTATCTCCACAAATTCTTTTTTGATCCAAGGGATATCAGCGGCAGTTGCCGAGTAACACCTAGAGTCGCCTATCTCCTGCCTAGCGCTGAATGCCCAATCATCAATTTTAGAAAGAGGGTGAAGCGCATTCTCAAGGAAATAAACCCATTTCTCTGCTATTTCACGCTGCATTTCATCTTCCATTTTAGATTGAAAAAGGGTCAAAATATCAGACATCGTAGGAACAAAAGAGGACTTTTGAGCGTGCAAATCAAATGCAATCCTTAAATCATCAATTGGAATATTCTTCTCAACTAAATCATCAGTCAAAATAGTCATTCTCTGCACCTTCTCTTCCTGTCCACACCTCAAGAATGACTTTAAAACCAACGATTTAACTTCATCACGATACTGACTAGATTGCATCCCATATCTCCCTCAAACCTTTCTTTTGAACATTGTTTTTCCCTTTGAATTTATCCGAGTTCCTGACCCAATTTCTTACAGCGGCCCTCCAGTCCTTCATTCCAGACTTACCAACAACCCACCCCTTCGATTCGTAAAAATCAAAAAATGATTCAGCCTCTTTCATTCTGTCAGCGGCATGACAATTATCTATCGTCCCAATAAAATCCTCTACCTCCGATAACGCCGGCTTAACAAACCTAGTCACAGATTTTTTTTCACTATCTGATAAGATATTCTTCTCTTCTATTCTCTTCTCTTCTCTTATAGCGTGACCTGTATCGGCTTGTCCCTGTGACGTCACATCAATGTCACGCGTGACATCTTGTTTTTTTGAGCGTGAAATCCTTTTTCTTTCTCGACTGCTAATCCTGTTGCTATTGAGTTCCGAAACGTCTTCGAGGACTTTGTGAATGATGTCCGACAGTGTTGCGCCTGTATTGCGAACGTTATCCGACAGTGTTGCGAGAGCCTTCCGACCGATTCCCGGAAGCATCGCGATCTCTTTATCTGTCGGAAATCTCTCTAGGTGAGCCGTGAGGGATTGTATAGAAACAAGCATTCCTCGATCTGTCATTGAGAGCTCCGAGAACAACATGTGATGTGTTTTTATTTTTATCCAATCCATCTTACAGTCCCCTAACTACCGAACACATCAAATCACGATTTATTGCCACCGGCCTTCAATTCTTCCAGTAATGCGCTATATTTCTTTGCCCCTAACTTACTGCCAACGCCAGCTTGTGACGCTGACAAGCCAAGAAATCGAAGCTCTGCGTACTTTGTTTTCAATATCTCAGACTGTCTTTCGGCATGCCGTTTTAGGCTATCCTTTGAAGATTTATTAACGTGTTCTAAAATGCTCATTTTATCTCCTTTGAATTAGTTCTTTTGTATAATAATAAATAGTCGTTGGGATGTCAATAAGGACAATGGATAAAAATACCCATAATGTCCGAATAATATTCCCAATCGGGCTATATTTTAGACCCCCCGTTGTGTTTGCTACAGATACCCCAAGAGATAGGCTGTACGTTGTTGGTAATGTGTTCATTTTTCTTCCTTTTTTTTATCTAATTCTGCCATGACTGCATCGGCGACATCCACAGAGTATCTGGCTATGATTTCATCGCTTAACTTTATTTTTCCAGCCAGAGCAATTAACGCCATACCTGCAAACCATTCTCGTTTTGATAGCCCATGTGCAGCTATTCCCCCTTTTATTTTTTTGTATTGATCTCCATTTCTTACATCGTCGAATGTTAAAGTCTTTTCAATTCCCATTATTTCTTCCTTTTCAATTCAAACTCATAACAGCTATGAGTATTACGACGCCAAAATCTAGTTCGTATGTCATCAAAAGTGAAGCTCGTATGTATCTAAATTTGTATTTAATTCTGTTGTCTTTTTTGCAGAACCAAGCGGGGAAACTCGGTTCGCAACAAAATCGTTCTGATATACCATTTTCCCTTCTTTTTCATAGTTGTTATTGCTAATAGACCCTTCAATCTCAATTTGATCTCCCTTTTTTAGATAGCTATCTAAAAAGTTTGCTGTTTTATCAAAAGCTTTGAAGCGTAAAAAATCAGACTCATACTTACCCGTTTTTTTGTCCTTGAAGTCCCGCCGAACGGCTACAATAATATTAGCCATCAAAACCCCGGACGCTGCTTGCTTTACTTCTGGATCCGCAACCAATCTACCCGTTACCAATAATCTGTTCATTAAAATGACCTCCCTGCGACTGTTTTTTCATCGTAAAATTCAACCCCTGCAATTTCCAAACCACCTTTGCTGTTCTTCGCGTATCCGTCCATTACTGACAGAATCGCTGCCTGCACTTTTGGGTCATTTATGTAAAAGTTTTGCGGGATTTTCTTGTAATCCGACACCTTGGCCTTCCACGTTGTCCTAAATGATATCCCAGCGACTTTTGGGGCCTCTGCGACTGGCTTGGAGATGATAGGAACATGCACAACTTCTGCTTTTTCTCTGAGTGCCTCTGCGCGGGCTTCTCTGCCTGCCGCCTCTGCTTTCCGTGCCTGCTCTTCTAACAACTTCTTTTTGCGTTCTTCCTCAGCCTTGGCCACAGCCTCTGCTTTTCTTTCAGCCTCACGACGTTCGTTTTCTTTTTTGGTGTGGTAGTCTCTGATTCCAAAATCTAGTGTTTTCTGAGCCGATTCTAGGGCACTTAGTGGTTCACGGAATAAATCCATGATCTTTTTCTTAGCTTCGTCTAGCGGGGCCGTGATAGATACCCTTGAAGCATTTAAATCTTTTGAAACAACGCGTATTTTCTTTGTGAGTTCCGCCGCGTTTGAGTATTGCTCATCATTCTCAATTGTGAGGGATAATACCTCCTTAGAGACGGAATTTGCCGATTCAAATAGTTCCCTGCTCTCGTCTGTCACTCTTACCTCGATTACCTGTGTTTCAATTTTCATAATAAACATCCTTCTTCTCTTTATTTGATTACTTTTATATATTACCACTTACAATGCCATT